GCCCCCCTTGTGCAGAGGTAGCCGCTATCCCCGTAGGATTAGTTATAGCCGTTGCTATTACAGTACCTTGTGCAGATGTGCTTGCTATTCCAGATGGGCTAGTTTGCGCTGTGTAAGATGGAGTTCCTTGAGATGCTGTTGCTTCAAATCCTCCAGCATCTTCTGAAGTATTTATTGATACTTCACCAATAAATGTGCCCATCTTAGCAGCAAAGTTTTTAAATAAAGGCCCTGCTCTAAAGGTTGTAGTTTGATTTTTACTGTCGTTATCAGGTCTTGGTTTGAATAAAAGATCTGATCTAGTTTTCTTTAAATATTTCTGTGGTTCTAATTGAGGATGTTTAGATTCAAAATCAGCTTTATGAACACGACTTCCTGTCCATTCTGTTCTTGCATCTTTGTATCTTATTTTACGACCAGAACGATCGTCAATTAAATATGCTTTTTTACCAGCAGAATATCTAGCCATTAATAAACCTGTGGTTGTACGTGAAAACTAACTCTTTCTCTATCTTCTTCTCTGGCTTTTTCCCAGTCTTGATCATACAATGGTTTTAACACTGCAAGTCTATCTGGTGCTTTTTTAACAGCTAACTCTACAGCTAAACCGCTAACCAATGCTGGTAAATATCTTCTAGGTATATCTGGATTTTGTGTATATGTTGCAGATACATCTTGTGGATATTTAATACTCCAACTTAAAAATTGATAATATGTTTGATCTGGCACAGGCCATAGATAAACTTTATGAGTTGCTGATGCAGAAGATGTGAATTGAGAATTTCTTTCAACTGCATATTGAACAGGTTTACCTGTATTTAGTTTACTAGGAATAGCAAGATATTCATCCATGCTAATTCTTTCTAAAATAATATCTGAAGTAGATGATGAATCAGAGTTATCTCTAATTGCCGCATCTAATACATCTAAATGTGATGTTGAATTAAACGTAACATAACCTTGATCTTTGGTCATGCTAGTTGTTTCTAAATCTAATGTAAATAAATTTACACCATCGTTAACCCATTTAGTTAATAATAAGTTTAATGAGCGTCTAGCAGTTTTTAAATCATAACCGCTTTTGGTTTCTAAACCACAACGCTCATAAGCTTCCTGTATTATTTCACCAGTGTCAAGATTAAAAGTATAAGTACCAGAGGTAGCCATACTAGTCTCCTATCCCATTATAACAGTTTTAATAACCCAAAGAAATTGAGCGAGAACCATGAACCCTACAGTCCATAATACTTTATTAATACCGTCTATTGATTTTTGTAAATGCCAGATGTGATTAGTTTTTACTGTGTCAACTTCTTGACGCAATAATTTTATTTCACCTCTTAGTTCTACAATATCAAGTTTGTTTTTTATATCAACGTTTGTTTCTTCCATGCTAAGCCTGGAATGTAGTTATACTTTCGCATTTACCTACAGTAAACTTAACAAAACAACCATTTTTAAATCTTAATCCTTCATCAGGAATTGTCATGTCTCTAATAGCTGTCGCTGAAGCTACAGTGCCAATTTTCAATGAAGTGCTTGCTGAACCGATAGCCGAAGCATCTGAAGTATCAACAAACTCAACTGTTCCTGCTGCTGCATCATTGACCATATTTACACCCTTCAATCTTGTAGGGCCTGCAAATACAACGTCTGCCGCACTTGCAGTTGTTCCTGCAATTACTGTTCCTGCTGGGTCGCCAACTGCAGTTATGGATGTGATTGTTTTAAAATATTTACTTCCTGTAGCAGCGCCTGTGTCTGCTCCAGTAATTGATTCTGTCATTGCTGTGCCTGTAACATCTGTTCCTACAACAGTAAATGAAATACCGCTGTCGTCTCCGCCTGATGTAATTTCAGTTAATCTACCTGAACTATTAGTTACAGAACCACTATCAGCTAAAGCACCTCCAAGCACTAATGCTGCATTGTTACCAACAGCCGCAGAAGTTGAATAACCATTGTCATCTGCTGCTACAGTATCTGATATGAATGTAGACTTTACGTCTGAATATCCTGCCATAGTTTTGTCCTTTATAAAAAGTGAGGCTTTTACACCTCACTTAAGTTAATTAGTTACGCAGAGTAACCGAAAAATTCAATAAGTAATTTTCCAGCTGTATAATCAGCGTCTGTCGCTGCACCAGTTACCATATAAATATATTTATCTGCTGCTGGTGGTGTTGGAATGCTAATTACGCTATTTAAAGCTAAATCACCACTGTCACACATTTGTGTTTGGTTAGTTAAACTAGTTATTGCCGCATCTTCTGCACCAGTTGCTTCATCCGCATACCATAAGTTGATATCTGGATCTCCACCTGCTGGAGCTTCTAAACAAGTCATTTTTCCACCAAGAACTGTTCCGTTCACGGCTGCTGTAATTTGACCGATATGAGAATTAGCAGTTGCTGCTTTTCCGATGATGTCACCAGAACCAGATGATGCTAAACCTGTTAAGTCAATTAAAATTTTAGTATGAAAAATACCACCTGTTTTGATTACTGAAGCTGCATAAACTGTGCCTGTACCAGTTGTAATACCTGTACCTGCAGTTGTAGCAATAGTGTTTCCAGTTAAAGTTGATCTTCCTGTTACAGCTAATGTTCCAGCGATTGAAGTGTTACCACTTGAATCAATAGTTGTGTTTTCTGTAATAACACCTGTAGTGCTATTCTTTGTTATTTGTGAAAAGCCAGTTTCCGATCTGACTGTTCCGTTAAAAGTAGTTGTTCCCATTGTCTTTTCCTTTTTTATTATGTCTGCCTAAGCAGTCTCTGGGTTGTTAAGGGGGCACTTTTTACGGCGCCCCCTTTTTCAATTAGCTTGGATTTGCTCCAAAAATAGCACGCCAGTCAGAGAAACCAAAAGAGTATCTCTCTCTTGCTTTGTATCTAACGTTACCAGTTTCAAAGTCACCTTCCATAGAAGTTTTAACAGGAGATCTGTTAAACATCTTCATACCGTTAGGTGAGTCTGTTTTGATAAAGAAATTATTAGTATCAGTAAATCTGTGATTTACAAAATACCCTTTAGGCAACATTCCCATGTTGCTAAGTGCATTAATATCATTATCAGCAGTACCAACTCTACCAGGAGATTTCATTAATCTCTCAGCTACAAATATCAATTGTCTTGGAATGTGCAAACTTTGAGCTTGCAACGCTACTGGGATATCTCTATCGTCAGTAAATCCAGCAATCGCAATTAGAGCAGTTTCTAAAGAAGTTTCAGAAAGCTCTGCTTGTGATGAAAAAGTATTTGAAGCAGTAGAACCACTTTGAAGTGGGTGAGCTGTTGAACATAGTACAACACCATCTCCACCTAGTTGTGTGCTTGAGAATGCATTGTTATATACATTCGCTGCTTTTGTTTGTTTAGCAGAAGCCATAGCTCTTGCTAATGATTTTGTTAATCTAGTTGACAGTTTGTCATAAAGATTGTCTTCCATTGCTTCCTCAGTAATTGAGAATGCCATAGCAACAGTTTCGTGTTGATATCTAGAAATCCAACCTTCACCAGTTTCTGCATAGTTAACGCCTTGACCTTCAAATTTAACAGAAGCTTCTCCAAAACCTGGAAATAAAACTTCTTCTTCGAAGGCTCTATTTGATGTTTCCTCATCGAATAGCACCGCATGTTCATTTTCGTGTCTGTTATATTCAGTTCCGAAAATCGCATGTAAGCCAGGTACCAATTCCTTAAGGAGTTGTGCTCTTGAAATAGCCATAATCTATCCTTTCCTAATTATATACCTGTAACGCCTGTAGCGCCCATACGGTGTTGATGTGAGTTAATTCTCACTAGTATGTCCATAGTAGTTCCAGCTGATGTGTAACCCAAATCATCTTGCGCACTACCTAAAAGTTGTAGTGGGAAAGTGTTTGTGGTTGCTTTAGTGCTAGAGTCTGCTACGAGACCACTTTTGTGAGTAGTTGTTGAACCAGAAGGTGACGCTACGATTTGTAGGTTCTCTCCAACGTTAGCTGCTTCAACTGCTGTAGACGCTTGGTCTGCTTGAATCTTAAACAAAGTGTTTGGGTCATCATAGACATACGCTTTATATTGAGCTTTTGCAACTGTGCCGTTAGGGATTGAACGTACAAACTTTACATCTCCGCTAGAATTGTCCTGATATTCTGCTCCCCAGAATACACCAACAACAGCCCCAGGTGAAGCGCTACCCATATCAGTAACCAAAAGGCCAGCTGAGTAAGTAACTAAATCACCTTCAAAGTATGCTGAAGGGGCAGTAGCAGCTATTCTATAGCCGTTACCATCAGTAAAATTGTTGGCTCTGATCGTGCCACCAGTTGCTTGTCTTACTGGTGAAAGTCCATATCCTGCCATAATTTCTCCTTAATGCAAGTTTAAAGTTTAATCAATTTGAAAAGCTCGTTATTAACTTACTTCTCAAATTTTGGTTTTTCGATTCGCCCACCTCTTGTTGTCGAAGAAGTAGATTCATCTGAGACTGGCATATTTGGATTTTGCTCTCGCATATATTCTGCGCTATAAGCATTACCCATCTTTCTGCTTTGAGCTTCGTAGTACGCTTTTTTCTGAGCCACTAATTCTTTTGAATTTTTCATAAGAATCAGATCCCCAGATCTAACCGTACCTGCGTGTTTGCCAGCAGACATTACGTCAGCATGATAGTCATCCCCAAGTTCATCAGGTGTAACTGGCTCATAGCCTTCGCGAAGTCTTTCGTGAACATTTGCATCATCAGGGTTATTCAATAATTCATGTCTAACCCAGACATATTCCATATCCACATCTTTTTTATCTTCAGGAACGTCTAGCTTTGCCATTGGTTCCCAAACTTTTTTTCGAGTTGCCGATGCTCTAGTTTTTCGGCTGGTTTGTGTTGCTTTTGTCATCTTAACCTCCCGCCTGTGTTTGGCGCACTTTTTGTCGCGCATATTCTTGTAAAGAAACTCCCAATCTATTAGCCATCTCAACTTCCGTTTTAGTTAGCTTTATTTGGTTTTTTCCCAGAGTGGAGCGCGTGCCACCCATAACTGTTGGAATTTTTTTCACTGATTTGTTTTTAAATTTCTCAGGAAACTCTTCTCTTATTCTCATATCAAGTTCGTTATAATATTCATCTGAACTAATGTTAGGTGCAATACCTTCTTCTATAAGTTCTTTATGAATTACCATAGC